AATCTCTTGTGCTAATGCAGCCATGATTTCTGCTTCTACGTCAATACCGTGCATAGACTGTGCGTCTTGTGCAGCTTCAAACGTCCAGCGAGCTGACAATTTACGTGTCTTAGCTTCTACTGTCTGCTTCAAGATTTGAATTGACATTTTTCTGCCTGCTTCTGCTTCTAAAGCAGCAGTACTTGCAGCTTTTGCAGTTGCAGCATCACCTGAATATGCTTCAGCAATTTTGAATGGGCTTAGAGCTTCTTCGCCTGCTGTAGTATCAGTGTTACCTGTACTTGTGTCATTCATTGTATCTGAATAACGTACACGTAGCGTGTGAATTTGACCAACTGGACCAGTCATTGGCTGTACGCCAACTAGTTCGTTAGCAATAACGGTTGGCATAACACGTCTGATAACTGGTAGGATTACACGGTTAAGTGTAGCTACGTTACCTGCTGATGTTGCGCCTGCTGTTGCACTCTCTGACAAGTATCTGCGAGTGTTTTCTAGTGTAGCAGCCATTACAGACTTCTTGTTGCCTTGCAGGCCTTCAAGAAGAGCAGTTTTGGTGTCTACCCAGCGTGATTCTAGTAGTTCTGACATCATTATCTCCTTAATTTAATCCAGCAAGACGGCGCATATCTAATACGTTCGAGTCGTCTGCTTTATTTGTCATTGTTTTTGTTACGGGTCTATTGCCTGTGACTTCTTTGCCTTCTGTAATGTTTGCCTTTTGCTTTGCTGGAGTATTACTATCAATAACTGATGGTAGGTACTTATCAAAAGATTTTTGCAATCTATCAGTTTGTACTGATTCCAGTAAGTCTGTCATAATCTCGCGTTGATCTTTGCCTAATGGCGAAATCAAACCGTTCATAATCTTTTCTCTCTTAGCAGTTTCAATTAAGCGTGATTTCTCTTTGCTTGTTGATTCTGCAAGATCTTTAGCTTTAGTAGCAAATGCTTTCGCTTCTGCTAATTGCTTATCTTTAGCACTTAATACGCTCATTAGTTTACTTACTTCTGAATTTTCATTCAAGTGTGAAGAAGTATACTCATTTGCAAATGCTTCAAATATCTTACGACCGAAGTCGTTACTACGTGCTGTATCAATATCTTCTTTAAGTGCAGTAATTTCACCTTTAAGTGACTTACCAACCATTTCAGATACTGCTGTTGCACTTCTTTCGATAAAGTTAGCTTTAACTTTAGCGAAGTGTGTCTTAGCTTCGCGTACTAAACGTACTTTAGTTTCAGCTAAGTCTTTCTTATCTTCATTGAATTCTGCAATTTCACCTGCTAGAGACTCAACAACAAACTCTTCCAGCTTGGCATAATTCTCTGCCATTGCTACTTTGTCTGCTCTTAATTCTTTAATCTCGTTTGCTAAATTTTCAGCAACGAAACCCTTCAGTAGATCTGCATTTTCACGCATTGCAACAGCATATTTTGCTTTTGCTTCTGCGAGTTGTTTGCGGTCGTCTGCAAACTCTGCAATCTCTTCAGCAAGTCGCTCAGAAAGCATTGAGTCAATAGCTTCAACCATAGTTGACTTATCGTGCTCATACTTTGTAGCAAATTCTTCACGCAAATCAGCAGTTACCTGCAAACGATTTTCGTTAATTTTGCTTTCCCAAGCTTCTTCAATTTGATCTCTAATCTCAGCTGAAACAACATCGTTTTCAAATAGAGTTTTTATTGCATCTATCATTACTTTCTCCTGTTTCATTGGAGTTTACTGATTATATTAATCAGTGATTCCTTAAGATACTTTTGTGCCTTGTCGTCGTGTCTAGTTGCCTGTGCTAATTCGTATGCCTTCATCCCTCCACGTGCATTCATAAGTGTTTCATAAATGGGTGTTGGATATGCACCAGGGGCGCTAGGCTGAGCCACAACGTCCACAGTGATTATTTCAAAGTCAGAAACGGTATTACTGCCGTCTTCTGCTACGTTACCGCTACCACGTGACGAGACGCCTAGTTTAACTCCGCTTTCGAGCATTGTTTTAACTAGGTTCCCCATCGGTGTTGGTAAAATTTTCAGTTTTCCATAACCGTTATCGCCATCCATCCAACATTCAGTTATCATATGGCTAACACGGTCGATATTGATATTAAGTCCTTCTGGATGGTCAACTTCACCGAGAACACTGTATCCTCCAGTAATTTGATCATTGAGAGTTTTGACAGCCCTGCCTATTTCATTTACAGGATACACTCGCTGATTAGCGTTACGAACACCACCTTGGATCATAATACCTTTTAAAAAAAGGTCTTTTCCTTCGTTGGCATTCTCAAGCACTATATTAGCTTGGTCGAATGTCAAATGCTCTTGTAAGTTTCTCATCTATTAGTCCTTACTATCGTTCTTATTTGCCTACAACAGATTTTTTGTTGTCAGCAGTCTCTGGCTTCGACTTCTTTTCAGCGCCGTGTCCAGGTTCGGTTTTGCCAGCTTTTGCTGCCTTACCACCAGGAACGTTTACGTTCTTGGTATTCATGTCCTTTGCACTTGTATCACTTAAAGCATTACCTTTAACTGTACTTCCTGCTCCGGCTTCTGCGCTTGCATCTGAACCAGCTTGGTTTAAATTACCTGCTGTTCCGCCCATGTTGTTAGCACTTGCTACTGTTGACTTTGAGTTTGCACCGTTGTCACCCATTGTAGCTGATACTTTTTCAACATACTCGCGCATTGTTTCGCCTGCTGTCTTTTCAGTTTCTTCAACTTCTTCGTCAGCTGCTTCTTCAACTTCTTCATCTGTAGCTTCATCAACTTCTTCATCTGATGCTTCAAATGCAAATGATTCTTCTTCTGGTGCTTCTTCAGCATCGTCGTCAGCTTCTTCGCCATCGTCTTCGCCATCGTCATCACCAGCCATCATTTTTTCAAATTCTGCTTTAAGGTCGTCTAGTGCGTCTTCTAGGTCTTCTACACGATCTTCAACATCACCTTCTGGTGCGTCTTCGTCGTCGCCTTCTTCGCCTTCGTCGTCCATGCCTAGGTCTGCCATCATGTCGTCAGTTGCGTCTCCGCCCATGTCGTCATCTGCTTCTACTTCAAAAGTGTCTAAGTCAAAGTTTTCTTCAACTTCTTCTGAGTCATCTTCGTCTAGGTCTTCATCTGATGCTTCATCTACTTCTTCATCAGTTGTTTCATCTACTGCTTCGTCAGTTGCTTCATCAACATCTGTTTCGTCTTCTAGTAGTGATTCGTATATATCGCGTGATTTTTCAACAACGATTTCGTGGAATAGTTCTTCTGCTGCTGCCTTGTCTTCGTTAACAAGTAGTTCTAGCATTTTTTCAAATTTATTTTGATCTGACATTGCGTTCTCCTATAAATGTTTTAATTGCTGCACAAGCTATGCGCCTGTACGGGGCTGTCATAATATATTTACTCTATTAACAGAAAAGTGCGTAGAAATAGGCTCAAAACAGACCGTTTTTCAATTTATCAGGAAAAATTGAAGATTTTCTTAAATTCTTCAATTGAAATGTGTGATAAATTGCTAATGTTTGAAAACTCTTTTGGTATGAACCCACTCTCTCCTAACACTCTTATATATCTCTTTTGCGGGAAATTTTTAGTTGTGATGATAGTTTGTTTTAACCAATTGCCGTGAAATGTTGCACGATCGTGCTTCTTTTTATAATTTGGAGTGTCTGCGTATATATTATTAATTCTTTCACCAAGACCTTTATAATCAAAACCTAAAATATATATGTCAGTTGTATCATGTGTACTAGCTAAATGTAATGCAGTTGGTCCACTACTCCAGCCTTTACTTGGTTGAAAAAAATTAAAACCATGCATGCCATTATATGCACGATTAGGATTAGTCCATACAGCATGACTATGCTGATACCCTACATTATTAATTTCTAAAATCATTTTCATATCAACTGCTACAAGATAATCAGGATCAAATTCTCTATACAGAGCATTGCACCCGTATACAGTTCCTTTTGATTTTAGTTCAGTATGATCTATAGTTTGTCGACTAGTGCCATTGCCTAGTACGAACGCTATTTTTTGCAATTATTATACTCCGGGTTCTGCGTTTGCTGCTATACCATACATTTGCTTAACGAACTGTTGTTCTTCACGCTTTTCTTCTGTATGTAGCTCAGATGCTTTCCGGATTCGATTGATTTGACTTAGAGTTAAACGTGTTTTACGTGTATCATCTTTTTCTAAAGATGAATCATCGTAGTCTTCCTCGTAGCGTTTGTCTTCTACGGGAGCAACAGTTTCAGGGTCGTGGTAAAATAATTCTCTAAGTATCATATTGTATTTATATCGTTTGCTCAGTTCCTGCTGCTGGTGCACCTAGTTCGTCTCCAGTAACAGTATCAGGTGCAGATCCTTCTCCGCCTTCAACTCCGTCAGCACCTTCTGGCGCTTCGTCTTCTATACCACCTAAGTCTGCTCCAATGCCAGCACTACTAATACCTGCATCACGCATTTCTGCACTTGGATCACCTGGTGTTGGTTCTAAGTTTTCTTCATTCTCTTCGCGCCACAAGCGTTCGTTTTCTGCAAGCTCTTCTTCTGACAATCCTAAGTAACGTTTCATTGCAAATCTATTTGAAATATACGGTATTGCTGCCATTTGCGTGTATGTTGGAATACGTGCATTATCAATTTCAGCTTGTCTGTAACTTGCAAAGTTTTGTGGTGGTTGAAATTTAAGATCAAACATTGCTGTG